GTGGGGAACAAGAAAAATCAACGCTGGCTTTGGTATGCTTGGGAACCTCGCCTAAAACGAATAGTGGCCCATGTTTTTGGCGATCGCAGTAGAAAAACATTAGACAAGCTACTGGCTCTTTTATCGTCCTTTAATATTCGGTTTTACTGCACAGATGATTATGTTGTTTATGATAACCTTCCCGAGGAAGATCACCTGACTGGAAAGACGTTTACTCAGCGTATAGAGAGAACGAATTTAACTCAGCGTACTCGAATAAAAAGACTGAATAGAAAAACTATCAGTTATTCAAAATCCGAAGAAATGCACGATAAGGTGATAGGAACTTTTATTGAGCGTGAGTACTATTTTTGATATTCAATCTAACTATTTAATACATGACCAATTATTTGGGTAAAGCTGTTATCACCATAAGTAAAATATAAGGAATTCATCTTAATTTCAGTCTGATTAACTTATTGGATTGTATTAAAATTAAACCATTCTCAATGCCTTAATAAATTCGTAATAATACATGGGTGTTAAACGGAAGAGTTAAATGCCTCTGTTTAATCCACAATTAGGTATTAAAACGCCTTGGCAAAGGGTTGCCAGCCGTTTATGAATGAAAGCAGTTTTTTACCCTTAATAATGAAAGGATTGAAACTGACAGCGGTATGCTTCATATGGGAAAATTAAAGCAATAAAAAATATTTTTACGGGAAAGTTTGCCTGAGTTTATTGGTAAAACGGAATTAACCAATGATATGGGGAAATTCCGCTTTATTGAGACTCAATGAATTTTAGAACTGGGGAAATACCAGATGTCTATCCAAAAATATAAGGCGATAATTAAGTAGTGGCAGCCCGTACAGGGAATATGAACCTCGATATATCCCGCTGTTAATAGACGCGTGGCTGACAGAGCTTTAAAGCGCTTAATGGGATATAACGCAAAAAGTTATTCAGAGTTAGCATTTTTAGAACTCATGGCTTTTTTGTATTTCAAGTGGCGATTAGGGAAGTAGAAAGCTAGGTGTCGTAATGTTCAGGAAATATGATAAATATCACGGAGAGGGATACGACAACGGTTCATTACCGTAGCGGTGTTAATCGGTTATACCTCATCTGCTACCAGGCGGTATCTTATGGGTATCCTAGAAAAAACTAAGGGTTGCACTTTTGATGCAACCCCTTGATAAATTTGGTGGCCCCTGCTGGACTTGAACCAGCGACCAAGCGATTATGAGTACCTATCAAAGCACCCGAAAATCAATGATTTATATTTAAAAACAGTTGGTTAGATTATCAAATATTATCTACGATTATCATTATTACTCATTTCTACCGCCACTCTATCGCCACTCATCGCCAACGGATTTAACTTAACTGCATCTTCTAAATGGTCAGGGGCAAAGTGTGAATATCGCATCGTCATTTTGATATCTGTGTGACCAAGTACCCGCTGTAATACAAGTATGTTTCCACCGTTCATCATAAAGTGACTGGCAAAGGTATGCCTTAGAACGTGAGTTAATTGGCCTGCGGGTAATTCAATACCTGTTCTTTCTAAGGCAGAACGGAATGCGCCGTAACAATCAGTAAAGAGCCTGCCTTTTTTATCGTTTGGAAGAGAATCATAAAGCTCTTTACTGATGGGTATCGTTCGGTTCTTTCGGCCTTTTGTATTCGTATAAGTCACTTTGTATTTTGCTAGCTGGCTTTTACGTAGTCCTTCAGCCTCTGACCATCTCGCACCAGTAGCAAGGCATATTCTGACCACAGTTTCCAAGTCAGTATGATCATGGCGGTTACATTCAGCAAGAAGCTGTGCAATCTGTTCTTGAGTAAGCCATGCCATTTCCACTTCTTCGGTACGGAAAGGGCGCATATTCTTTAGAGGGTTTTCCCCTTTCCACTCACCAAGTCGATTCAGTTCATTAAATACTGCACGGAAATAAGCCAGATCAAGGTTAAGTGTCCGAGGGGAAACTTCTTTAACACGATTAGAACGGGCGTATTCCCCTTTGAGTCTTTTTTCTCTGTACCGAGAAAACATCTGTGCATCAAAATCTCTGGCTAACGGTTCGCCCATGCAATCGAAAGCATGGTGCATTGCCAGTTGACGCTTAAGGCCATCTTTAAGTGTGATGCCATGAGCACTATACCAAGCATCAATCAGTTCTTTTAAAGTGCGCCTGTCTTCTTTTTCTTCCTGCCACGGGTTTTGTACCGTGTACTGTTCGAAAGCTAATGCTTCCCCTTTGGTGGCGAATTTCTTTCTAATGCGTTTGCCTTTTGCCCCATTTGGGTAAAGTTCACAAATCCAGCCACCCTGAGGGTTTTTACGAACAGTCATTGATTAATCTCACTATAAATACCTACAACACGACCTAACGTTTTTATATCATTAATGCTGCATTCAAAAGGTACATTACCACCTGAGATATGCAATCTTTTACCCGGCAATTTGGTTAACTCTCTAATGCTGACTGTATCTTCAATATCAACCAGCCATAATCCATCAGAAAGCGAGGTATCTTGTTCAACAAAGTGGAGTTTGCTATCAGAATATACTCCTATTGGGTTAATAAGAGATTTACTGAAAAACTTACCTGTGATTCCCAAACTGCTTTCATTTATGAGATTTCCATCACTTAATGTGAATAGATTCACTTTTTGTGTTTCTTCGCTCATTTTTTTTTCAAATTGAGGGCCTTTTCCTGTGAGCAACCAAGAAATATTTGCACCAGTCTCAAGTGCGCAGTGCACAACAAAATCATAAGAAATTGAGCCACGACTATACCGATTAGCAAGTGAACTTGACGCAATTTCAAAATGTCTAGCTAATTGAATTTTCTGATTAAAACCATAAACCTCACAAATTCGATCTAATACTTTTTCGTTGTCTAATCCTAGTTCCTCTATTCTCATTTCGCATTAACCTATTTACAAACTCCATTTATGGAGTTAAATTAAGCCTAAACCTAGATATCTAATGATAATCTCTGATAGTCGAAGATCATCAATGATAATTATTGATAAACAAGGAATGATGCAATATGGCTTCTGAAATTACAATTGTGAAAATTCCAAGTGAGATTGTTTCTCCTTATGAATTTTCAGCTTTAGAACGAGTTTCTATCGCTACAGTTCGCCGCTGGACTACTGGTAACAATCCTTGCGTACCAATCGAACCACGAGTCATTAAACCTGGGAACATCCGTGCAAGTGGTATGGTTCGCATCTATTACGCACGCTGGAAAGAAGAACAGTTGCGTAAGTCGTTGGGGCATTCCCGTTTTCAACTCATTATAGGTGATTGATTCATTTTATGTGAATCATGGGAGTGAAACATGTTTGATTACCAAGTATCCAAACAATCTCACGTCGATAATGAGTGTTGTGCGTTCTTTAATACTCATAATGGAAGTTTAGTTCAAATTGTGGAATCCATCGGGTTAATTCCGCAAGTACTGCAAAATAAATTGAACCATGAGCAGCCTCACATGCTGACTTGTGTTGACTTAATGAAGGGGGCGTGTCGATGGCTGGTCGTGAAAAAATAGAATTTAATACAGAGTCTAATCACTTTGAGAGTGATAGCATTTTTGAAAACGAACCTTGCAACGGACTTCTAAAAAAGCTATTGGAGCAATTAAAGAAAAATAATCACCTTGCAAAATTTTATTTTGAAAATGGCGCGAGAGAATTGAATGTAGAAATGATAGCTAAAGGTCACCATTATGAGGCTATTGCCGAAACGTTATACGCTATTATTCGGGCTTTTCCTGTTTCATCCCGTTATCACGATATAATCGATGGGAGTCTTGAGTTTCTCTGTGAATTGCCAGCGCCACCAAACCTATCTTTAATTCTAAAAGAAAATAATAAGTGGGGATAAAATGAACGCGTTAAAGCAACAGCAGCACCAGTACAAACTATCCAGTAAGTCATTCCACACAAAGCAAGGTAACGGATTTGTTTTCCCCATTGTCTTATGTTCCGTTGCTTATTTTATCTTGTTTCTAATTAGGTGAGGTTTTTATGAACACGGAATACCAATTTGAATCAACAGAACAGCGGGCGGTTAAACTTGCCTTTGATGTTCGTGTTAATGGTTTAAATCAACTGGCAAAAATCAGGCAGCAACATTTGAAAGCAGGTAACGAGCAATTAGCTGGCTTTATTGATGAGATGCGAAATAAACGCAGTTCGAATTATGTCGATAATATTCGCGTACTGGCAGCAATATTCTTTATTGCCAATATTAAAAAAGAACGGCATGGGCTGGAATTAGATCAATTTAACATCGAAGAGAGAAACGAGTTAATTAAAGCAATAAATAAAATTAAGGCAGCAGTTCCATTATTACCAAAAGATTTATTACTGCCTAATTAAATAACAATAATTACCGAATTAATTTTAATGACGTCAGCACGTCAGGGAATCCCTTTATCTAAAAATAGGAAATAAAAAAATGAATATACCCGACCCTATCTTTACCCCTGCTGAAATAAACACCGATGACCACGCTGTCATTATCGAACGCTGCATCAAACAAAATCGTGAAGATGAAAGACGTGTCAGGGCAGACGGTCACGCTTCGCGTCTGCGTCACTTCGCCATGATTGCGAAACGTGATCGTTTAGATTGCGATGCGATTGTTAGCCTGCTGGAAAGCGAAGCCAGTGAAATAGAGCGTCAAGTACAGGAATGGAATTATGTTTGATGTTCGCCTGCCAACACAACGAATAAACACAATGGAGATTAATAAAATGACCAAAGGCACAATGAATACAATACATAATTTAAAAATAAGAAGTGTTGATTTTAACGCTATAAATGGCGGTGATAAAAAAGCTGAATTTAGAATCAATGACCATGAATATAAAAAAGGCGATTTTCTTGGGTTACATGAAATTGATGATAACGACAATTTTACTAGTGATTCTATTTTCGTAAAAGTTACTGACGTCACAGTCATTGATAGTGATTTGTATCCGCAGATTGGCGGGGAATTTGTTTTGCTTTCGTTTGAATTATCTTCTATGAGTTATGTGTTTGCATGAGCTTTGTAGAAAAAGCAAAACAATATAGCAGCAAATTTCAGCCAGAGATGCCACAAAGCGCAGCTCTGGCTGCTGGCGTTTCTACGCCGTGGAATAAGCCTGTTCAGCCGATAGCTAGACCGCTTCCGACCTATGCCGAACAATATCAGAGGGAAGAAAAATACAAAGCGATTGAAAAGGAGATTGAGAAAGAGAGCATGGCATTCGCCCGTGTTCTACAGCGATTAAAACAACAGCCGACTGTTGTTCGTCTTGATGTTCAATACAAAGCAAGTGTTTTAGAAAAGGAGCAAGGGACACCACGCGCCGAGGCTTTTTTATCTAAGACATTCGTTGACCGTATCTTGCCCAGAGTGACGTTAGTGACCAACCGTTACCAGATTCAGGAAATTGAAGCGGATAACGCGCTGTATATGAAGCGCTTTAACCGTATCCCTGATATGTCACGGGAAGATATTGAGCTACTGGCAAATGATATTGCACAGTTTGTTTTTCAGAAACTGGAAACAACTGCAAACGAGATGCCAGAAGCTAGCGACCTGAAACGGGTGCATGTTCTCTATATGCGTGCAGCCGTGATTACTAAAGCCTACCGTCAGGATGTACCTTACTGGGATAAGCTGGCCGGACGCTTTTTTGATGAAAAGCAGGCTATTGCGGCTATTTCTCGCATGACCTCAGATAAATGGTGGTTAGGTCGTCTACGCCGTCTGGCGGCAGCATGGCGTGAGCACTTGCAGATCTCAATCAACCGTGTCAGCAAAAAGGCCAGTATCTACGCCAGCAAAACGACTATTTCTGAATGGAAAGAGCAGAAGCAACGCACAAAAGAATTTATCAAGTCTATGGAACTGGAAGATGAGGAAGGCAACCGCGTCAGCCTGATTGATAAATATTATGGCAGTGTGGCCAACCCTGCGATCCGCCGTACTGAAATGATGGTACGCATCCGGGGCTTTGAAAATATCTGTAATGAACTGGGCTATGTTGTCGAGTTCTACACCCTAACCGCTCCTTCTAAATACCACGCCACAACCCGCCACGGACACCGGAACCGCAAGTGGAACGGATGCAGCCCGGCAGATACGCAGCAGTATTTAAGCGGCCTCTGGGCAAAAATCAGGGCCAAACTGCATCGTAATGATCTGCGTATCTTTGGCATCCGCGTCGCTGAACCTCATCACGATGGCACACCGCATTGGCATATGTTGTTTTTTATGCAGCCAGACCAAGCGGAGCAGGTGCGCGATATTATCCGTGACTATGCCTTGCAGGAAGACCGCTACGAGCTGCGGACTGAAAAAGCCCTGAAAGCCCGGTTCCATGCCGAGAAGATTGATCCAGAGAAAGGGTCAGCTACGGGTTATGTGGCGAAGTACATTTCTAAAAACATTGATGGCTACGCGATGGACGATGAGCTGGATGATGAAAGCAATCGCCCGATGAAAGAAGCGGCGGTGGCTGCTAGTGCATGGGCGGGACGTTGGCGTATCCGTCAATTCCAGTTCGTGGGCGGTGCGCCCGTGACCGTTTACCGAGAATTGCGTCGCATGGCAGACCATGATGTTGCGATGGGTTTAAGTGTTGAATTTGCCGCAGTGCATGATGCGGCGGATAACGGTGACTGGGCGAACTATATCAATGCGCAGGGTGGCCCGTTTGTGCGTCGTGACGATTTGGTTGCACGTCTGTGGTATGAGACGCAGCAGGAAACTAACGCCCACGGTGAAGATGTGATCCGTATTAAAGGGGTTTTCTCGCCGTTAATCGGTATGGATACCCCAATCTTAACCCGTCTGAAAACGTGGCAGATTGTGCCGAAGTTAGCCGAAGCGTCAGCGGAGGCGGGTTTTAGCGATGCGCCCGCATCGCCTAGGAGTTCTGTCAATAACTGTACGGGGTTGTCTGATACAGCCAAAAAACCTAGTGAGGGGTTGATTGAAAAAATTATCGATTATGCCGATTCCATCGGGATGGATTTTAGCCGATTTATGGCGCAGTCATTAATTATCGGCGGAAAAATCAGCGTCAATGAACAGCCATTTAAGTTATGGACGAATGGCAGTTTTATTCCTATGGAGTCGGAACGGCAAAAAGAGATGCGCCGCGATGGGTTGCGGGCACGGATTAATCAACTTGGGGAAATGAGGAAGCTATGACTGTGTATAAATATGATCTGGTTTTAGAAAGTGAAGAATTAGTTCAACCATGTGATGAACTGGATTTATTGGTGTATCTGCATCGTGCACGCAGGCCATTACCTTATGAAAAGCATATTGATACAAGTGCCATGACTGATGTTATCTTGGAAATGAATCGACAAGATGAGAAATGGGGCGCAAATCGCAATTTATCCCCGTTTGTCTGGCAGACGATATTGAGTGAGGAGGTTGGCGAGTTCGCTCAGGCTATTTTGCATGATGAGTATGGTGGCAGTCATGCCGGAACGGCGCGGACTGAAATGGTACAGGTAGCAGCGGTAGCGCTGCAAATTATTGAGATGTACGACCGTTTAGAGCAGGAGAAACAAAAAAATACAAGGTGTGATTGTATTGGCAAAAGAGTGCGCAATTTTTTTAAAGCATGAACGATTTGATTTTGTCTGGTTATCTCACTCACGCTGGTACTTACATAAAACCATCCTGTATAGCGTCAGCACAATGCTGGCGTCATCAAAATAGCCTTATTGCTCTAATAAAAATCTAATATTACACATTGATTTAAAAGTAAATTTTCCAATAAAAAAAAGCGATTTGCGCGGTGTTTTTAGTGAAAAATTCTAGAAATATTAGATAGGTCACACAATTAAATATTGCCTAGTGCAATTAATTCAAAGGGTAATTATATTAATTTGTATCTGTTTATATATACAGTGTTATGAGTGTCGTATTTCAAATAGTAGGAATAAAATGTTAAATTCTTTAAACACCTCCATTCTTTTAGAACGTATTGAATTAATTTGCAAAATGGGAGGTTCGGAATATTTAAATGATAATGACAGGCAGATTGCATTGTTTTGGCTTGGCGAGTTGATTAAGCAAGTAAAAAGTGAGCTGGAAACCCAAATAGAAAAGCCACTCAATAGTGGCTCAACACTGAAATTATGCGGCACTGGTCTGCAATAAATCTAAGGCCATTTGACGCTGTTGCGGATTGAGGTTATTAATCACAGTCTGCAACAGAATATCGCCCGTTTTGGCACTGGGGCTGAGTGTGTGTGAAAATGTCAGATTCATGACAAAAGTGTGCCCACATTCCACATCAGAGCATGAACAATAGATATCAGCAATTTGGCGGTGCATCCGGTTGGTTTTGCGAATAACAGATTTAGCGCCGCACTCAGGGCAGATTATTTTTAATACGCGCATGTTCCTCATTCCTAATGTCTCGATTTTCCTCGATTTTACCATTTTCTTGCTCATTCTGCACCCGAACTTCCGTTATCTTGTTGAAAACGGATATGTAATATTTCGGGGAGTTCACGGCTGTTGATGGCATTCATGAACATATTTTGCACGGGGATCACTTCATCCTTGCGATAGGCGTCACGGGCTTTTTCCGGATCACCCAGACCGCCGACATTGGTCGGAATAATGCCCGCCAGTCCTGCCGGGAATCGGTGCGCGGTCAGCACGTCTTGCGAACTGATACTTTTCACATTGGCAAACTCATCATTAGCGGAAATATCGCCGACCGGAATAAATTTAATGCCGTCCGGATCGCCATTAGGAATACTCACAAACATCGTTTCAAAGTTGCCGATACCCTTGCTTTGTTGCAGTTTCCCAATGATTTCGTCTTCGGTTTCGTCCGAGATATTCGGATCATTGGTATAAATAATACCGCCTGTGTGAGCACCGTTATGGTAGTAGCGGCGGCGAAATATCGTGGCTTCCGAGTTGAGCAAAGCGGCATGAATACCGCCGATATAATCCGGCAGGCCATAAACTTGCTGCTGGGGATCATACTGCTTGATAAAAATCACCTCTTCGGGCGAATAGACCAAGGGTTCCCCCTCTTGCAATACGACAAAATCCCCGTCTTTACGGCGGCGCAGGTAGAGTGAGGGCAAGACTTCCAGTCTGACGATATCGCCCCAGAAGTTACGCACTTTCAGGAGGGCCACATCACCGAAAATCAGGAAGTTCATCATAGCTGACTTGAATTGCTCATGCGTCAGTCCGCCACCGAGATAATCCGAGGCAATCATATTGTGCCGGGCATAGAGAACGCCGCCATGCTGCCCGTTCATGTTGGTCAGTTGGGCCAGTGCCAGACGGTCAATCGGCAGGGTGTAGTGATCATAATCATTGTCATACCAGATTTTCTGGTAATCCGTCATGGACGTGAGTATCGGCTCCGGTTTACCCAGCGTAATCAGGCTCATTTTCCGTTGACGGTTGTTATTTGTCTGTGGCGCTTTGGCGGTCTTCCTTAACGTTTTCTTACTCATTATGCGGCCTTTGCAAATGTGTATTTAGAGGTGCGTTTCTTCTCATAGTTGAGAGGTTCATTCATCAGGGCATGGGCAATGGCCCAGAACACGTCAGCGTGTCCGGTTTCCTGCGAACGGTCAGCGACAAAGGTCATGGTACCGCCTTTGGCCGTGGTGGTGTGCCGGATAGCCAGAAACGAGGCCAGAATTTCTTTTTGTTCCCCGTCCCACTCAAGGCGTTCTTCGCTGACCACATCAATCATCTTCATCACCAACTGGTTTTTGCTTTGTTGGCTGTAGTGAATGGCCTGTGTTTGCCGTGGGGCGAAGTCCTGCACCATTTCATAAACCCCGTGCCCAATCCCCGTGGTATCAATGCCGATATGGGTAAAGCGGTAACGCTTGAACAGCTCTTCAATCAGTTTGGCCTGATGTTTCCAGTTCATGCCCTGCCAGTAGAATGTGGCTAGCACCCGAAAGGCTTCCCCCGCCATCAGCGGTGGAGCCACAATCACAAAAGTGGAGGTATCCCCGGAGCGAGCCGGGTCGAAACCGCCCCAGACTTCCCGCTCACCAAACGGGCGCGAGGCGTCAGGGTTGTGATCTTCCCACAGATTGATATCCACGCCGCATTTATCAACCTGACTGTAGGTAAATACTGATGCACCGCTGTCGACAAACACACACATAAACAACATGTTAAATGAGTCTTTATTGTACTTATTGCGCAGTCGGTCGATACTGGCGAGGTTAAAGCCGCCCTTGATGGCGTCTTCCAAGGTAATAACGTAACGCCACTGACCATCAGGGCAATCGCGCCCGCCATCGCGGTATTCATCAAAAGCAGGAAAAGCCACATTCTTACGTTTAGCATCATTGCCGCGCCATTCGTCTCCTGTCCAGAACGGATAGGCAGGGTGGGTTTTCGCACTGGGGGTTGAAAAATAGGTTGTGCGAAAATGATCTTGTGTTGCCATTGCTGAAGCCACTTCATTGAATCGTTTAAAATCGGGTATCCAGAAGTATTCATCGCAATAGAGATGGCCGTTGTAAGATTGTGCCGTGTTCTTATTAGTCGAAAGAAAACGCAATTCAGCGCCATTACTCAGGCGGATATGTTCACCCGTTAACGTTATTCCGAAAAGCTGTTCGGCAAAGTTCACAATATAAGAGCGGAACACTTGTGCCTGTGGTTTGGAGGCGGATAAGAAAACTTGCCTGTTACCGTTTAACACCGCATCTTCAAAGGCTTCAAACGCAAAATACCATGTTGCCCCGATTTGGCGGGATTTTAAAATATTGCGCACACTCTTGTGCTTGTTAGCGCGTAAATGCTTTTGATAACCAAATAAATTATCATCAACAAAGATCTGGAAATCTTCTTCTGTCAGCGCCGAAATATCATTTTTACGATAGCGTTTCTTTTTCTTCGGCTCACCGTCTCCGGTAGCCACATCATCACCCTCATTGCCTGATTGTGCCCGTGTTTTAATGTCAGCCAGCTTTTCCTTGTGCTTATTCTCCTGCGCCATCAGTTTCACATGATGGGCAATCAGGCGGTCGAGTTCGTCCAGCTCTACCGCAGTTTTATCGTTGCGTTCACTGAGCAAGGCAATACGGCGATTGACTGCATCAACTACACTTTCATGGCTGAGCATATCCGCCCAGTGCCATTTTTCCGCCCAGTAGTACACGATCCGTCGATTGGGCAAATTGAGTTCACTGGCGATTTCAGCCGGAGTACAGCGGCGCAGGTACAGCGACTTCGCTACTTGTATTAATTCATCAGAATATTTCGCCATGCTTCCTTTTCCTTACTATCCTTTATTCCTCAGGCCCTCATTATGCAGGGCGAATTTTCTTCTTACGCCCGGTCAACTTCGGTTGAATTCGGTTATGCGTCATATCCGAATTCAACCGCATTGAACCCCTCGCCGCCGCCGATTGGATCCGCAATACTGTGTTGGAAGCAAAGATAAGGAATGCGATATGTCTCAGTTAATGACGAACTGGATATGTATTGCCATGGAGGGCGACACCGTTGATGGCCGGGTGATGGAGCCGCAATGGATCATGGATGCAGCGGAACTTTATAACCCTCAACTGTATACCGCTCTTATCTGGCCGGAACATGAGCGCTGGACGGGAACGATGGGGGAAGTGCTCGCGGTTAAAGCCGAACCCGGTGAGGATGGGGCTTTGCGTCTCTATGCGCAATTGCGACCCAATCACCGCTTGTTAGAGGCCAACCGGGACGGGCAACTGTTGTTTACCTCCGTGGAGTTTACGCCGAACGGTAATTTTCGCGGCACAGGCAAATCATATCTGGAAGGGCTGGCAGTCACCAGTTCACCAGCCAGTGTGGGCACAACGCGCCTACAGTTTAATAAACGGAAAAAACATCGTCGATTCGGGGCCTATAAGCCACTGGTGATTGATGAAGTGAAATACATTAAGGATAGCGATATGGCTAAAGCAAAAAATAAAACATGGAAAAGTTATTTTGGCATTGAAGAGCCGGAAGAAACCCCGCCAGAAGCAGCAAATGATGATGCGTTACAGGCACTGGCTCAGGCCGTGGCGGATTTAGAAACACGTTTGGCGGCACTGGAAACCGCGCAGGAATCGACCGAGGAAGATCTTGAAACCGTTAAAGAGGTGGTTGATACCGAAGAATTTGCGCGTTTGCGTGACAACTTGCCGAATATCGTAAAAAACTTTAAAAAACTGGATGGCCTTGCAACCCCATTGCCTTCGCGTAATCCGAAAGGCAACAAGAACAAGAACTTTAATTATCTGTGATCCCCTAATGGGAAAAGGCAAAGGGAAGAGCTATGCAATTAAATCAACGGGCACGGGCATTTTTGCAAAAATATACGGCGGGATTGGCTGAAGCCTATGGGGTTGAAGATACGGAGCGTTATTTCTCACTGACTGACCCCAAAGAAACGTCACTGCGCAATGCGCTGCTGGAGTCGGTCGAGTTTCTGAACATGATTACCTGTGCTGATGTGGATCATCTCTCCGGGCAGGTGGTATCGGTCGGTAATCCGGGACTCTTTACCGGACGTAAAAAAGACGGTCGTTTTATCCGTGCCACGGGTGTCGATGGTAATGAATATAAATTGGTAGAAACCGATTCCGGGGCAGCGCTGAGATGGGACTTGCTCTCTATCTGGGCAAACTCCGGCAATGAACAGGAATTCTTCCAGCGAATGCAGGCCTTTACCAATGAATCGTTTGCGCTGGATATGCTGCGTATCGGTTTTAACGGCCAAGGAATAGCGGATACCACCAAGCCGGACGAGAACCCGAACGGAGAAGACGTTAACCGGGGCTGGCATCAGATTGCCAAAGACTGGAATAAGGGCAAGCAGGTAGTCACGACTGCCGTAAAACTGGATGAACACGGCGACTTTAAATCACTGGATGCGATGGCCTCCGACCTGATTAACACCCTAATTCCGCAGCAGTTTCGCCATGACCCGCGTTTAGTGATACTGGTTGGCGCGGATTTGGTTGCCGCCGAACAGTACCGGCTTTATCAGGCAGCCGACAGACCAACGGAAAAAATCGCTGCTCAGATGTTAGGTAGTTCGATTGCAGGGCGTCCGGCAATGGTGCCGCCCTTTATGCCGGGTAGACGCATGGTGGTCACCATGTTACCGAACCTGCAAATTCTGACCCAGCGCAATACCCGTCAGCGTAAAGCGGAGTTTGTCGATGACCGCAAGCAGTTCGAAAACAAATATCTGCGCAACGAAGGTTATGCGCTGGAAACGCCCGAATTGTACGCGGCTTATGATGAAGAGGCTGTGACGATTGGCAAGGTGGTTGAACCTGCTGAAAAACTGGGCACGGTAGCTAAACCTGCTGAAGAACTGGATCACGAGTAATGTTGTCACCTGCTCAACGACACCGGGCTGAAGTGGAACTTCGCCAGAAACTGGAACGGCAGCAGGCTGTCGCCATTGCCGATGGCGCCAGTATGCACCTGCAAGCCCGTGCCATTGAGCAGGATGTTAAGCGGCTACGCCAGCTCACACTGACAGCCGAAAAAGTCGAAATGAAGCGGCAGGAACTGCTGCCCAATTATCTGCCTACAGCACAGCGCTATCTGGATGAAGGCGAGGTGTACTGTAACCCGATTTTCGCCTACTGCGTGATTTGGTTATTTGATGTCGGGGAGTTTGCCCAAGGGTTGGACTGGGCGGATATCGCCATTGAGCAAGGACAGCTCACCCCCGACCATTTTCGCAGTGGTTTTCCGGCGTTCGTGGCCGACACCGTTTTACTCTGGGCACAGGCGGAAGCTGAAGCGGGCAACCCGGTGGAACCCTATTTTTCAAGGACATTTCAGAATGTCACGGAAAAATGGAAGATACACGAGAAAATCAAGGCGAAGTACTACAAATTTGCTGCCTTGATCCTGCTAAAAGGGGATAGCAACGAGATTAAGGCGAGTTCGGTTGACAGACTGGACGTGCTGGCGCAGGCCGATAGTTGGCTGGCGAAGGCTCATCAGTGCAACCCGAAATCCGGGGTAAAAACTTATCGGCAACGGATTGCCGCCCGCCTGCGGGCACTGGCAACCGAAACGCAACGACTACCGCAAGCCGGAGCGGGCGCGGTGGAGGCATAGCACAATGTGCTTATGGCCGTGGAAACCGGACAGCCCGCTTTTTATTCAGGGAGAGAGGCACGATGTTTAATGGCAACACCGTGGATTACCGGGATGCACCGCTGACCAATGACGGTTTTTGGCCGGACTTGAACCTGAAAGAGTTTCAGGTCAATCGCAAGCTGCCCGCCGATTTGGACAATGACATGCTCGCCAATGCACTGCTGGCAACGGTGGCTGAGATCAATCTGGACTTGCAGCGCCTGAAATCGCGCTTGCAGGCCAAAGGCTACCTACGTGCGGCTGAGGTGCCGGGCATTTCTATCAATGGCAACACGGCGTTGGTCAGCCAGTATAAAAAAGCGGTTTATGCCCGGGCCAAGGCCGATTTATTGGGGGAATACACGACATTAGTCAGCCGTGCCCCCCATCCGGGACAGGAAAGCCCCGAAGTGCGCAACCGGCTGCTGGCTGAGGCCGCCGTGGTACTGCGTAATATGAAAGGGCGCGGACGCACAACGGTACGGTTGATATGAGCAAATTACAGCAATTAACCGCCTTCTTGCGGGAAAATCTGCCGGAACGGATTTGCGAGACGGAATTTAGCAGTGAAATGGATGAAATCCAGTTTATTCCGGCCCAACGGGATTTGGGGCTGGGGCAATACCAGATGTTTATTCAGCAATATGAGGTGGTGATTGCGTGGGGGCGCTTCCCCTACCGGGACTGTGATCCGCGCAATATCCCGCTGCTGATAGATAGCTGGCTGACTGAGCAGGGTGAAAGTTTTAATGACGCGAATGTGGAGCAGGAACGGCCCTCACTGACGGTAGAAGTGGATGGGGATACAGCGGTGGTGGTGGTGTCACTGTCACTGGCTGAACCTGTGGTGATACGCGAAGACCCCGAAGGCATGATCCCGTTTGATGGTCAGCGTTGGTCACTGGCGGATACGGAAGTGTGGTTTGCTGAACAAGGCGCGGTGCACAGTGTCGATGAAACAGGCGCTCATATTGGAAAGCGGCCAGCATGATTCATGGGCAGTTAAACAGCAACCAGCTAAAGGTACTGCAAGAGGCGCTGAGCAGCCTTGATCTTCCGGAGAAAAAGCGCCAGCGCCTGTTATGGCGTATTGCAAAATACGGGCTGATCGATGCAGCAAAGCGCAATGTGCGCAATCAGCAATCGCCCGATGGCAGTAGCTGGCCTGCCCGAAAAAGTCCGTGGCGCAAGAAGATGCTGCGTAATTTACCAAAGTTGCTGCATATCCGGGAAATGCCCGAAATTGATGCGGTGCGGGTTTATCTGCAAGGCGGGCATTACCGCAATGGCAATCAGCAAGTCCCTGCGGGGGTTGTGGGGTATGCCCAGCAGCACGGGATGCGCTTTCAGGTCAGTCGGCGACAGGTGAAAAAGTCCGTTGACCCTGAACGGATGGCAACCATCAAACAGGCCAAAAAGCTGCGTGATTTGGGCTATCAGGTCAAAAAGGGGAAACGCTGGCGTAAACCGCCGGTAAAGGAAATGACCGCCCATATGAAGTTTATTCAGGCAGGCACATTGATCCGCGAATTAAGCGGTAAAGCCCCTAAAAGCGCATGGACGATTGATGTTCCTGCCCGTGCATTCTTAGGCATGAATGATGACGAGTTCAGCAAAGCGCTGGCTCGCCAGCTACAAGGGATTGGATACGGCGCAGGGTAAGCGCCTTAATAAGGAATGAAATTATGTGGCCACATGTTCAGGTTAACCAGGTTAACCAACTGCAAGGCGAAACCAAGGAGATTGAACGGGTATTGCTGTTCGTGGGAGCAGGCAAAACCAACGTGGGCAAGACGATTGCCGTCAATACCCAGACCGATTTTGATGCCGTACTGGGCACGGCACACACCGCCCTCAAACGCCACGTACGGGCGGCGATGGCTAACGCCGGGCAAAACTGGTCGGGCTACGTGCATATCCTGCCGGAACTGGCCGACGAACGAACCTTCGTGGAGGCCATCATCGCTGCCCAGACCATTGCCAGTGTTGAGGGCTATGTGCTGACCGTGGGAGCCACCAAAGAGATAATCAAGGCGGCACAAACCCTGCGGGCCAATACCATTGCTAAATTTGGCCGCTGGCAGTGGGCGATTCTGGCGGTGGATGGCCCACAGTCTAAAGAGCCGTGGGCGGATTACGTCACCCGTCTGGCCGAGCTGCAAAAAGGTGAGGCGGTATCTTCGGTGCAGTTGGTGCCGTGTCTGTGGGGCAATGAGGCCGGTGTACTGGCCGGGCGCTTGTGCAATCGCGCCGTGACGGTGGCCGACAGCCCGGCACGGGTGCAGACCGGGCCCTTGCTGGATTTGGGCGCGTCCGATTTTCCGAAAGATGGCACCGGCAAATCCATTGATCTGGCTACCTTGCAGGCACTGGAAAAACTGCGTTTCAGTGTGCCGATGTGGTATCCCGATTATGACGGCCTGTACTGGTCAGATGGTCGCACACTGGATGTGGAAGGCGGCGATTACCAGAGTATCGAAAATCTGCGCGTCGTCGATAAAGTGGCGCGCCGGGTGCGTTTGCAGGCCATCGCTAAAATTGCTGACCGTAGTTTAAACAGTACGCCGGGCAGTACCGCCACGCATCAGGCTTACTTTGCTCGCACCTTACGTGAAATGTCCCGCAGTACCGAGATTAACGGCGTGACATTCCCCGGTGAGGTGAAATCACCGAAAGACGGTGATGTGGTGATCACATGGCGCAATAAAAACACGGTGGAAATTTATATCACTATCCGCACCTATGAATGTCCGAAAGGTATTTCAGTGAGTCTGTTGCTGGATAGCCGTCTGGAGAAAAGCGCATGAGCCAACGTATTTCAGGCCAGTCGATTGATTTTAATATGGACGGGGATCTGGTTCATGCTGAAAAGGTCAATCTGTCCATTACCGATAACACCGCCGCCGCCCAGACGCAGGGCGTACCGGATGGCTATATCGCCGGGGATGTGGCAGCCGAGGGTGAGATTGAACTCAGCACCAAATATCTGGAAATCGTCACTGCTAAAGCGCGTTCGGCGGGGTCATGGCGGGGCATTCAGCCCGTTGACCTGATGTGGTATGCCAAAGCCGGTCACGAAGAAATCAAGGTGGAGGCTTACGGCTGCAAGCTGATTGTCAGCGACATTCTGGATGTTGACCCGAAAGGCGGCAGCGTCATGACCCACAAAGTGAAGTTTGTGGTGACCAGCCCGGACTTTGTGCGCATTAACGGCATTCCCTATCTGGAAGCGGAACTGACACAAAGCCTGATAGGGTAAGGATGGGATTCATGGACGAACATGAGAAAACCTTTGTCACGCTGGTGCTATTGGGGGCACTGATTGCGTTAGGCAAGATGCTGACCGGCAACGAACCGATCACTTTACGGCTGTTTATTGGCCGTATCATTCTGGGTTCAGCGGTGTCAGTCATGGCGGGGGCGTTGCTGATTTGGTGGCCGGGCATCAGCCCGATCGCGGTCACGGGCATCGGCAGTGCATTAGGGATTGCCGGATATCAGCTTATTGAGGTCTGGTTACGCAAGCGCGGCAGCGCATTACTGACAGGGAAGTTAAAGCAATGACACTGAGTGAAAAACAGCAGGTATTTGCCGTACAGGTTGCCCGGTTGATCTTATGGGCCGAAGAGCGCGGTTATCGCGTCACGTTCGGGGAAGCCTACCGCACCCCGGAGCAGGCCAAACGGAATGTGCAGAAAGGGACAGGCATTGCCAACAGTCTGCACACCCAGCGTCTGGCGGTTGATCTTAATCTGTTTATCCGGGGCGAGTATCAGACCCGCAGTGACGCCTATTTGCCACTGGGGGAGTATTGGGAAACGCTGGGTGGCACATGGGGCGGGCGTTTTTCCCGTCCGGATGGCAATCATTTCTCGCTTGCACATAACGGGGTGAAATGATGCCAAACACCCGGACGCTCTATGTCGTTGTGGTGGCGTTGGCGTTCGGTACGGGCTGGCGCGTCAATCACTATTACCGTGACAGCCTAGAACTGAACATCACACGGGCGGCGGCGCAAACTGGGGAGAAAATCCGGCAGGAATTGCAAGCCATTTCCAGCGCGTCCGCCCGGCAACTGGAAGATAAACTGGAGGGGATCGCCCATGCCGCCCCGCGAGAAATTCGTACTGAAGTGGTCAAGCCTGTTTTTACTGCTGTGTGTGTTAGCCCTGAGTTTGTCCGGCTGTACAACGAGAACGCCGACACTATCGAGCGTACCTTATCAGGAAAACTTACTGACAAAATGTCAGGGCACCTTACCGCGACTGACGGGCACGACCGGAAATAACTTAGCCAATATCTTAATGGACTATTCCACGTTATATGGAATGTGTGCCGCACGACATAATCAATTAGTGGATGAAATAAATAAAAGAAAGGAATTAACTCATGAAAGAAAATAAAGTCATTACCTTAATTATTGGTGAAAATGAAATTAATTTTGAGCCGAATATTATTGCCTATAACAGCATGATTAATGATATGACGATGGACAATAAAATTGTGCCGATTGTCACTTATCTGCGCCGCATTGTGTGGCCTGCCTCGAAAGCCGCGCTGGACGAACTCCTGCAAATCCCCGGTGCCGCCATGCAGATGGTGGAACGGGTTAATGCAGAATATGCGCCGAAACTGGATATCGAAATAAAAAACTAAATGCACGGGTTAAGGCCATTGAGCATAGTTTATTTGAACAGGCCTTAATATTACGCCGTCATTATTTACCGAATGAAACAGATAATACGGAAAATTTAGCCCGTGCCATCTGGCTGGATAATCGTTATTGGGAAAATACGCGCATTGCCACGGCCAATGGCATTGCGCTGGCGTTCAGGGGTGAACCATGAGTCAGGAATTAAATTTTACCTTAAGCCTGATTGATAAAATCACACAACCGCTGGCGGGTGCGAAAGCGGCGGTGTCCGGGTTTGCCCAGTCTTCACAGGGCGCATTTGAAAAACTGGCGATCGGCGGGGCAGGGTTGGCTGCGTCGTTCTGGTCAATCAAGAGCTTTCTTGATCCGGCCATTGAAATGGATGAAGCGCTGAAATCCGCTTCGTTGCAGGGCATTGACAGCAGCGTGATGGATAAAGTCGCCAAAGATGCTATGACGTTCAGTTCCCGGTATGGCAAATCGTCGATTGAGTTTGTGCAGTCGGCAGCGGAAATCAGCAAGGCGGTGAACGGGTTGTCACACAGTGACCTGCCCCAGATGACGAATATTGCCAATACCACGGCGGCCGCCCTCAAATCCAGCGCCAATGATGCCGCCAACTACATGGGGAAAATGTTCACGCAGTTTGCCAGCCATGCCAACGCGGTCGGTCACCTCCGGTTTGCCGAAGAACTGGCAGGCAAGGCGGTTTATATGTCGAAGACCTTCGGCACGTCCATGACAGAGATTGCCGATTTGATGGAGGGCGCCCGCGCCGCCGGAACCCACTTTGGTATCGGGATTGATGAACAATTGGCGGTCTTGGGGGAACTTAACCGCTCGCTGGGCGGGGAAGCCAGTGGCGCGTATGAATCGTTTATCACCAATGCCGAAGCCAGCGGGAAGAAACTGGGGGTCAGTTTTACCCATGCCTCCGGTCAGTTGTTATCCATGCCGGCGATGCTGGAAAAGCTACAGGCCAAATACGGCAAAAGCATTGAGGGTAATCTGAAAGCACAGGCGGAGATTGATGAGGCCTTCGGGGATTCCGCTGTGGTCATTAAACAGCTTTACGGCAATGTCGATGTGCTGCGCAAAAACATGACGGCTCTGGGCGCGAATGATGGCATGAAACGCACGAAGGAAATGGCCGAGCTGATGGCAAACCCGTGGGAACGGCTCCAGGCGATTTGGGAAAATATCCGTATTGCCATTGGCGCTACCTTGCTGCCGGTGATTAAACCCTTGATCAACAACATGGCTAATACCAGCCAAATAGTGGTGCGCTGGCTGAAATTGTTTCCCAATATTGCCCGCTGGGTCGGTTATATCACACTGGCGATGCTGAGTTTTGCTGTTGCAGGTGCTGCCGCCAATATCGTGATGGGCATGTCGAAGTTTATCTGGCTGGGCCTTAAGGGGATCTGGGCAGCCTGTACATTGGTAATGAAGCTGTGGACAGCCGCCGTCTGGCTGTGTAACGGGGCCATTATTGTCTGGAATGCCACCTTGCGTGTGTTACGCGGGGTTTTGTTGGCCGTCAGGATTGCTGCTTTCGCAGCGGGTATTTCATTCAGTTTTATGACATGGCCTATTCTGCTGATTATCGCCGCTATTGCGCTGCTGGCGGTGGGTATCTATCTGCTGATTAAACACTGGGATACCATTAAAGCTGCGATCATGAATACTACGGCGTTTAAGGTCGTTTCAGCCGCAGTGCAACGGGTCGGAGAAAGTTTCAGCAAGGTATTTGCGTGGATTGGTCAGGCATGGGATGACCTGTGCAACGGGTTCACTAATTTTTCACTGGCAGAGACCTTTTCCAGCATGGTGGACAGTATCAGCAATATGTTCGGTGCATTATGGGACAGTCTGAAAGGCTCTTTTGCCAGTGTCTATAACAGCATTGTCGGCGGTTTAAACAAGCTACCGGGTGTCAATATTGACATGATGGAAGTGCAAAAGACCGTGGTCGAACCCGCCACTAAAGCCAGCGCACCCAATGTAGGGATGCCAGAGAATACCCAGAAACTGGCAGCGCAGCCTGTGGCAATGTTACCGCAACCCGCGCAAGTCTTTGTCCAGCCGGTGAAAGCGATGAAGCCACCCGAAACGGAGGGAGTATTAACGGGCGGGAAAAAGCAGGGGATCGGCAAGCAGGGCCTGATGAAAGAGGCGACAACGCATTCACAGACCCTCATGGATAACAGCCGTCGCTTTGAAAATGTGACATTCAATGTCGCCAATGGCATGACGCCGGAACAATTAACGGAATGGGAACAGGTGGCACATGGATGAGCCTAAATACATTGATTTATGGATTACGAGCGGTGACTTCACGCTGAACGCCGGGAATGAGCCACGCTTTTGCAATAACCGCTTTTCGGTCGGTCAGGATTGTGTCCACGCCATGATGGAAAGTGGCCTTGCCACCGAGCTGGTCGCTGAACGCAGCCCGACCTTGCGGGCGGATATTCGCACCCAGATTGAAATTCTGGTTGAGGAAGATGATCGGATTATTCCGGGCACGGTCATTATTAATGAAGAGTCACCCACCAAACTATGGATCACGGCGGAAACCTACGATTTTGGCTGCCTGAATGTGAGTGTGGGACATGGACACTAAACCAACCATTGATTATGAGAAGGTGTTGCGTGACAGCGGGATGCCGACCACGGAAGCCGACATCAGCAAAGCCTTTGCCGACGTGGTGGATGAAGCCGGGCTGGTGACCAACACCTCGCGTATGTCCCCCTTTTGGCGGCTGATTAACACCCTTGTGACGCGGCCGGTGTTGTGGCTAAAAGAGGCGTTAATCCATGTCACCTTAAAAAACATGTATCTGGCGACGGCATCAGGTTCATGGCTGGATATGTTCGCTTGGGGCGTTAACCTGAAACGCAAGCCCGCCTCTGCCGCACAGGGTATGCTCCGTTTCTATAAGATAGCGGGCGCATCAGCGGTGACCGTGCCCACCGGAACGGTGATCCAGACTGAACGCATTAATGGCGAAATCTACCGGGTCAGCACCACGGAAAGCGCGGTGATAGCTGACGGGGTGTCCAGTGCTTTGTTGCCCGTCACCGCAGAGGCCGCAGGTGGCGCATTTAACCTTGCACCCGGTTATTTTCGACTTCTGCCTGTGTCGGTGTCTGGCATTGCGCGGGTACAGAATGAAGAAGGCTGGCTGTTAACCCCCGGCGCGGATGCGGAATCCGATGATGATTTGCGTGACCGTTGCCGCAACCAATATAACTTGGTCGGTAACTACCATACTGATGCGGTTTACCGGGGCATGATTGCGGCGGTGGCGGGCTTAAGCATTGATCGCATCTTCTTTCTGCATGACGCGCCTCGTGGGGCAGGCACGGCCAATGCCTATCTGTTGCTGGATTCCGGCGTGATTAGCCAGCCGTTTATGGAGGCGGTCAACGATTACATCACCAATCAGGGGCATCATGGGCACGGGGATGATATGCAGTGCCTGTCGATGCCGGAAACGCAGCATGATTTAGCGGTCACGCTGTTTGTGGTCAGTCTGGCGAACTACAGTCAGGAGCAGATAGCCAGCCTGAAACGGGATGTGGAAAACCTGATCCGCTGCGCATTCCGGGAAAACAGTCAGTATCCGGTGAAGAAAACATGGCCCTACTCGCGCTTTTCCTTTTCCAATCTGGGACGGGAAATCCACCGTGAATTCAGCGAGATTGCCTCCCTGAGCTTTTCACTGGGGGATATTCTCAGTGACTTAAGTGTGCCGCGGCTGAAAGCACTCTCCGTGGAGGTGAAACATGGCTGAGTTTACGGGACGTCTTCAGCGACTGGCCCTGCCCTCATGGATGGATAAAGGCGAACCGGCCAAATTACTGGGGGCGGCGCGGGCATTCTGGACACAAGTTTACGGTTGGCTGACATGGCCGCTGGCCCAACTGGACGCCGAAACCTGCACCGAGGCGCTGTTATCGGTGCTGGCCTATCAGCGGGATATCCAGCGTTTTAACGGCGAGCCGTTGCCGCTGTTTCGCAAGCGGGTGAAGTATGCGTTTATTAACGCGAAAGATGCCGGCAGCATCGCCGGGTTTATTGCCATCTTTGAACGGTTGGGTGTGGGATATGTGGAATTACTGGAGCGCCAGCCGGACATTGACTGGGATGTGATTATCCTGCGCCTCAGTGACGGGCAGATAGCGGCCAATCCGGATTTGCTGATGAATATCATCCGCCAGTATGGGCGTACCTGCCGCCGTTACCGTTTTGAAGTGATCGCCAAAAATCAGTTATTGATGCGGGTGGGCAGTATCGGTGCAGACTATTGCACGTATGCCGCGGCCATCCCGACCCCGCCATTATGGTTAAAAGTGGGGCATATCGCGGGCGTTGCCGTCTGTGACAGTGCCCGCCTCAAGGAAAGCCCCGCACCGAACGTGACCTACGGTGCGTCATTATAAGGAAATAAGAAACATGTCCTCCGTCATTACTTTGGACTTTGAAAAATGGAAGGCGCAGCAGGTGGCTGCAAGCCAGCCGGTTGTCTTGGATGAATTTGTTTTCGCCTATGTGCCGGATTTAGACCCTGCGCAGGCCATCAACCGTGATGAGAAATTGCCTGCGGAAAGTCAAATTGTTCACCGTCAGGCCGTCAACAAAACCGGACTCGCCAGTGAGAACGCAGTGGCTTACAGCGTCACGCTAGGCACTGAGGTTGGTAATTTTGATTTTAACTGGATTGGCCTGATGAATAAGGCTTCCGGTGTGATTGGGATGATCGCCCATGCGCCTGCGCAGAAAAAAATCAAAACCGCCCACGGCTTGCAAGGCAATGTGTTAACCCGTTCTTTCCTGCTGGAGTTTGACGGTGCGGCGACAGAAACCGCGATCACCACCACAGCGGAAACATGGCAGATTGATTTTACCGCCCGTTTGATGGGTATTGACGAAATGCAGCGCCTGATGAATACCGACAGTTACGGCGAAGCGGCCTTTTTCGGTGAGAGCTTTTCTGTGGTACGTCAGGGCGAGCAGTACATTGTGAAAAAAGGGTTGGCCTATGTGGGGGGATTGCGAGGGGTACTGGCGTTTGACCAGACGTTAAACAGCCTGCGCAATACCTGTGTGTATGCCAATTTTAGTTATCAGGGCAATCTGGTGAGTCAGTGGCAAACCGTAGTAAAAATCATAGCGATGAATGAAATGAAAAACTATGTGGATGCGGCAGGGTATCCGCATTATGCCTTTGCTATAGCCCGTATTGATAGTGACGGAAATGTGACTGATTTACGCCCCCAAGGATCATTGAGTGACCGCGAGATTGGCAGAATAAAACAGGATTATGCGACTCAGCAAGCATTAATCAATGGATTGAATGGCGTAAGAGAGCTAGCCCACACCGCTAACGACAACGCCAACCGTCGCCTCGAAAAATCGAAAAACGGGGCAGATATCCAAGACAAAAACGCATTTATTGATCACCTCGGCTTGCGGGATACTGTCAGAAATGCGGAGCGTCTCATTGGCCTGCCTGCTGGTGAGACACGGTTGCTCAGCGGAAACCACAGTACCTATTTGTATGTGACCGATAACAATCAGACCGGTTCATATAATACGCGCAGTGGCCATGTTTGGGCGTTTGACAGCACCGGAACGATGACGACAGGGTTGATACCCATTCAATGTGGCGGTACAGGGGCCCGCACTGCCGAAGCGGCCTTGTTGGCACTGGGCGCGGTTCCCGGCTATCGAGCTATCAATGGTAAGTCACTGACTGCCGATATTCAGTTAACGGCGGCCGATGTCAAGGCGTATCCGGCTGACGACCGCCTGATGAATTTACCCTCCGGTGAAACTCGGCTTCTGAGCGGCAATAAGAGCACTTATTTATACGTCACCGATGATCGTCAGACAGGGTCATATAATACACTTGGCGGATATGTCTGGTCGTTTAATGAAACAGGCACAATGGAGGCTGGATTAATTCCGATAAAGTGCGGCGGGACAGGCGCAAGAACGGCTGAGGAAGCGTTAGCCGCGTTGGGGGGACTGCCCCGTAATCGGGTCGGATACGCGTTACTGGATTTTGGTCGCATACAACGCTCGCAGCGGATTATCAGGCCTAACCCATTTGGCCATGATACGCCTTGCATTGTTATTGCTGAAGTTAACCGCGGCTATGAAAAAAATATATGGCTGGATACAAAGTGGGTGTACCAGAACGGGGGACATGGAGTGGCGGCCTCCTGTTCTGCTGAGGGTATTGTTGTTCAGGCCGGATCAGTTTCATTTTGGGCGACGGGGGCTGATTCTGGCTCTTCTGCGGGTGAGACCAGTGGTAAAGACAGTCGAGATTGGCCTGATGTTGCCTGTCGGGTACACGTTTGGAAGGTGATGTAATGAATATGAAAACAATCTATGTGTTAACACGGGATTACCGATCATACACTATTGGGATACGGCCGATAGAGCCTCACATTGATGTTAATGTTCCGGAGGATTTCTCAGGAGGGGCGAAAACCTATGATCCTGATACAAGGGAGTGGATACCGGATGAACCCTCTTCAAGAAAATAACCCTAACCACGTGGAAAAATACCGGGTACTGCTCAATTGGGTAGACGGTTCCACCGCCCTTATATCCACTGGCCGGAGCAACCCGAATAATGCACTGGCAGCGTAAATCCCTGCAATTTCCCCCGGATTTATCGGGGCTGTCTGCCGCCATTGTGCCCGTTCATCCGTTTCTCTACGGTATCGGGCAGCAGACTGACAGTGGCAGTTATCTCAGTCCGGCCAATGCCATTGAGACGCTGGCGAATAAACTCACGGGCGCGGGGAATATCAACAGTCTGATACTGATGGTCTGTGCCAAAACGCACGATGAATTTATGCAGCATCTGACGCAGTTCTCAGCGGTGCTGCCGCTGCCTGCGTTTGCCCAGGTCAAACGGATGGCAAAAACCGCAGAAAGTCTGGCCACGACGAAAATGCAACTGCCGGGCAAGCTGGGCGGTGGGCTACCACTGCCGCAACTGCTATCCACTGCGACCAGCCGTCTGGCGGTCAATGCGCAATTAATCGCCAACGCCAACGCACAGGCCAGCGCGGGTAGCAGTCTTGCCGGGTTAAAATCCCAGTTAACGGCGTTGACCTCCGCCCGGCAATCCGCGTTGCAGCACGTCACCGATGCCATGAGCGGGTTGGTGGGAAAATCGGCCACAGTCTGGGCGTTCTCTGGGAAAGGGAACGGCGCCCACGTGGCAGAAAAATTACGTCAGCATATCCCCGAACCGGACGCCGTTTACACGTTAGCAGTCCTGTTTGCCGGGGACGATATCCGTCCATTAGAAAGGATGCTCCATGAGCCAGATTATCACCCTCGCCCTTGATGGCGAGGCCATTCCGTTAAAAAGTCTGACCGTCACGCCTTCCATGATGTTTCAGGATCAAGACCAGAGTGGCCAGTCTTCCAGTACCGCCGTGGCTGAACAGGGTATTAAGCCCAAAGAGCTGCGTGTCACGGGCATTATTCCCTTTACCGAACAGAAAACCCTGTCGCGCCTGTTTGCACTGGCGGAAGCCAAAGACAATGGCAACCTGAAACGCTATCGGGTCGCTAACCTGACTGCTCAGGCCATTAACTTTCGTATCGGGACGTTTACGGGCACGATGGATGCCAGCAAGGTGGACGGCAAACAGGCATGGCAGGTGACGTTTACCTTGCGGGAGCATTTATCGGTGGCGGAAAAACGCGATGCCCGTGCCACTGGTTCTGTTCAGGCGAAAAAGCAAACCGGACAGGGGGGCAAGAAAGCCGGGGAAGACCCGGAAAAATTAAGCTGGTTTGAACGCAAGGTATTGAAGCCGATTAACGACGGCATCGGAGGTGCCAGCGAATGAAACCCATCCAGCGACTTTACTTATCCGGTGATGAGGTTCATGTGGTCGATGCCAATCTCATGCTGGAACTGTCCGCCTGTGGTCGGGGCTTTATCACGGCAGAGACGACCACCGATTACACCGGAAAGCTGGTGCGTCTTGATGTGGGCTATACGGATTTGGTGCTGCGCTGGTTTACCGGCTATGTGGAACGCGCACAGCCTGCCCAGAACGGCTATCAACGTTTGTTTGTGCGTGAGCTGGTCGGTGTGTTTGATAAAGCATGGCCGTGCTCGTTTCAGCATCCGACATTACGCCAGATGGTAGCGTGGTTACAGGCGCACAGCGGCCTGACGTTCACGCTACCGGATGCGCCTTATACCGATAAACCCATCCCGCACTATACCCATAACGGTACCGGCTATCAGTTACTGGGCAGTCTGGGGCCGCTTTTTGCCATTGAGGACTATATCTGGCACCAGTTGCCGGATGGTTCGGTCTATCTGGGCAGTTGGGCGCACTCGATGTTTGCCCAAAAACCTGTCGAAATCCCCAATGAATTCAGCCAGAGCCAGTCGGCCGGCAATGCCATGACTATTCCCATGATCCAATCCCTGCGCCCCGGTTTTGTGGTCAATCAGCAGCGGCTGACCAAGGTCAATCTGTTGAATGAAAACATGAGCATCACATGGCAGCCAAAAGGCCAGACGGTGAACAAAACCCCTGCCCAGCGCCAGATTGATGCGGCCTATCCTGAGTTATCCGCCGGGCTGCATCTGCCCAAACTGGCCCGTATTGAAGCCCACACCGAAAACACCGTCAGCGGCGATATGTCTGACCCGTTCCGCCCGCGCTATGCGGTTGATGTGCAATTGTTGGAGGATGACGGCAAAGACGCGGCTGCCCCGGTTTACCGTGCCGTGCCGCTGCCTCTGCCGATGGCGGGCGGTGAATCGGGGATGTTCCAGTATCCGCCCATTGGCACGGTGGTCGAAATTGCTTTCGAAGGTGGACGGCCGGACAAGCCGTTTATCCGTCAAACGTTGAGTCAGGGCAACACCCTGCCCGATATCCAACCCGGCGAACAATTGCAGCAGCAGCGGGCGGAAGTGTCGCAGCGGGTGACGCAAGAGGGCAGTTGGATTAGGCAGACTGACCAGACCATTAATGAATCTTCCATGCACCGTGAAATTAGGGCAGACACGGAAACACGCACCATCGTTGCACGGGAAACCACGGTACAGGCCACGGATAAAGTGACTGTCTTGGGAACGTCTACCCTACTGGCCGGGGCTATCCAGCAGGTTGCAGACGGCGATTACAGTGTGGCAACCTCATCGAATTTCGTCGCCAGTGTGGGGAAAGAGGCCAATATTGAGGTCGGGCAAAAACTGATAGAGAAAATTGGCCTGCTTAAGCAGAGCATCGCGGGAGTCAGGCAAGAGATTATTGCGCCCGTGGTTTGGTTGGGCAGCCAGCAAATTAACGTCATGGCATTGATGTTAGAGACGCTGGATGTGGTTAAGGAGCTGGCCGAACTGACCGCCGCCCATACTCACCACAACACAGGCACACCGGAGAACGCCAGCGCGATAAGAAACACGGCCCATAAATCCGAGGGGCTGAAACAGAAGTATTCGCCTGTGATTGGCTAAATCAATCGACCTCGCGCTAGCGGGGTTTATTTTTACCTCTTCAAAAGTGTAAACAAAAATGTTGACATGGTAAGCATAAATGTTTACTATAATTGCATGTTCAACAGAATGGAGGAGTGGTGAAGCAAAGCGAGTTTAGACGGTGGCTGGAAGCTCAAGGCGTTGAAGTTTCAAATGGGACAAACCATCTGAAACTGAAATATCAGGGGAAACGAAGCATCATGCCGAGGCACCCCAGCCAAGAGCTTAAAGAACCACTGAGGAAAGCAATCATTAAGCAATTAGGATTGTGATAAAAACCAGCCTCATAAGGGGCTGGTACTCGCAATGGATTCACCCTTAAAAATATGCGATATCCAGTCACACTAGAGCCAGTAGAAGAGGGCGGTTATTTTGTCTCGTTCCCGGATATCCCCGAAGCCTTAACGCAAGGGGAGACACGGGAAGAAGCGCTGGAGATGGCCCTTGATGCGCTAATAACGTCCTTTGAATTTTATTTTGAAGACAATGAGAAAATCCCATCACCAAGCCCTGTGGGGCAAGGTGATGATTATGTCGATGTGCCCTTAAGCGTGGCCTCAAAGGTGCTGATGCTTAATGCGTTTGTTGATTCCCGATTAACGCAAACTGAGCTTGCCCAGCGTATGGGGGTGAAAAAGCAGGAAGTCACCCGCCTCTTTGACTTACACCATTCGACCAAGATTGATACGGTAGCTAAGGCAGCAACAGCAATCGGGCATCAATTAACTGTGTCCATCCTATAA